GGTGACCCTGAAACACGTGAGGGTAAAGAACAATTAATGGAACATTTAAGAAGACGAATACGAGTTTCACCCACAAGTGACTCAATCAGTTTTTCAAATAAAGAGGGTGGCGAAGATATTGAAGTTGGCCAAGAAACCTACAGAACAAAAGGTGACTCAAAATCAATTTTGTGTCAACTTGGTAAAGATTTACAGAGTTGTTTAAAGGAAAAGGTAAGTTAGATGAAAACACAACTACTTTGTACATTCACTAAACGTAATAGATTCTATGAATCAGTAGATATTATTATAGCATGCAATGATATTGTGTTTAATAAAATCTATGTATTTCAGAATGAAAATGACCATCATCAACTAATATGTACATATAATGTAGAATATGATGAAGATTTTATGCAAGGTATTCCAGATACTATTTCACTTCATAGAAAGAAGAATACAAACACACTTTATACTATAAATGCACTAAACGATTTAATTCGTGAATTGAATGGTGGTAAATTAGATAAGACATTTCCTATAGAATGGGAAAATTATAAGAACTCATTACTACTTACCAATGAAGAAGGCTTAAATAAAATACCAACAAGAATTTATACCATAGTAGATGTAAAAACTTGGGATAAAGAAAAAAAATAATTGTATTTTCGGAAAATCGATTATACTTATTTATGTATCAAGGTTACACTTGATTAAAAAATACTAATTAACTAATTAAAAATAGGAGATGAAAAATGGATTTAAATGCAATCAAGCAACGTCTTAATCAACTTCAAACAACAAACACAAGAACTTCTAATCTTTGGAAACCTTCGCCAGGTACACAAATCGTTAGAATCGTACCTTATAAATTTAACCAAGATAATCCTTTTATTGAATTATACTTTCATTATGGTTTAGGTGATAAGAATTATCTTTCACCAATTTCATTTGGTAGACCTGATCCAATGGAAGAGTTTGCTCAAAAACTCAAATCAACAGGTTCAAAAGATGACTATCGTTTAGGTAAAAAGATTGAAGCAAAAATGAGAACTTTTGCTCCAGTCGTGGTTCGTGGTGAAGAAAAAGAAGGTGTTCGTTTTTGGGGTTTTGGTAAGACAGTTTATCAAGAACTGTTATCCATTATCGCAGACCCAGACTATGGTGATATTACAGACCCAGTAAATGGTCGTGATGTCGCTGTAGAATTCAAAACTGCTGAGGAAACAGGTAAATCCTTTCCCTCAACGACAATCAGAGTTAAGCCAAATCAAACTCCAATTACAGAAGATGCAGCTGTACTTGAATCAATCAAAGAGTCACAAAAGAATATTACTGAAATCTATCAGGAACGTTCTTATGATGAATTGACTCAGGCTCTTAATGAATATCTTAACGGTGATTCAGAAAGTAAAGAAGACTTGGTAGAAGAAACAAAAGAAACTGTTTCTAAAACAAAATCTTATGATTCAAAGAAAACATCAGATGCGTTTGATGATTTATTTAATAACTAAATAAAAAAACTATAGTGGGCAGCAGTCTACAGATTGAAGCACAGAGTTGGCTGTTATTGTATGCCTAACTGCTCACTATTCATATAGGAGATTTTTATGTCAACAAGAGATGAATTGGCTGGTGTCTTAGCGGACACTTTAAATAAACAATTCAAGGATATGAAAGTTGCATATTTCTTGGATGGTACAGATACAACACCTACAGATATTAAAGATTTTATATCTACTGGTTCTACTATGTTAGATTTAGCAATATCAAATAAACCTAACGGTGGTATTGCGGTCGGTAGAATTACTGAAATTAATGGGTTAGAATCAAGTGGTAAATCACTACTTGGAGCTCATACATTAGCTGAAACTCAGAAAAAAGGTGGTGTAGCTGTATATATAGATACAGAAACCGCCGTTAGTACTGAGTTTCTTAGTTCTATTGGTGTAGATGTAGAAAGTATGTTGTATCTACACTTAGAAACAGTTGAAGATATATTTTCAGCTATTGAAGAAATTGTTGTTAAAGTTCGTGAATCAGATAAAGATAGGTTAGTAACTATCTTAGTAGATTCACTTGCGGCTGCAACAACTAAAGTAGAGTTAGAAGCTGAGTTTGATAAAGATGGTTGGGCTACAAGTAAAGCAATTATTCTATCAAAAGCGATGAGAAAGATTACTCAAATGATTGGTAGACAAAAGATAGCTTTAGTATTCACTAATCAACTTCGTCAAAAACTTGGTGTAATGTTTGGAGACCCGTGGACAACAAGTGGTGGAAAAGCATTACCATTTCACGCTTCAACACGTATCAGGTTAAAAAATCTTGGTCAAATTAAAGATAAGAAGAGTAATAATATTGGTATGAAAATGAGAGCTCAAGTCATTAAGAATAGATTAGGACCTCCAATGAGACATGCTGATTTTGAACTTTATTTTGAAACAGGTATTGACGATGATGGTAGTTGGTTAAAAGTTATGAAAGAACATAAGTTAGTGAAACAAGGTGGTGCGTGGTACACTATGGATAATCATAAAGGTAAAGAACTTAAATTTCAATCTAAAGATTGGGGTGAACAACTTAAAGATAAAGACTTCAGAGAGCACTGTTACAACTTAATTTGTGATAAAGTTATTCTAAAATATGAAAAGAATTTCGGTATTGATGATGTAGTTGTTGAAGAAGAATTAAGTGAGTAACGCTAAATATCTTTCTATACTTGATGAAATCAAGAAGAAAGGTGGCTCTTTAGATAGCGGCGAACCTAACGATAAAGTACTTATAATAGATGGTCTAAATACTTTCATAAGAGTATTTAGTGTTATACCGACTACTAACGATGATGGTATTCACGTTGGTGGAATAGTTGGTTTTCTAAGAAGTATTGGTTACACTATAAATATGTTTAGACCTACTCGTGTCATCATAGTATTTGATGGTAAGGGTGGGTCTACACGCCGTAGGAAGTTATATCCTGAATACAAAGCAAAAAGAAAAACAAAATATAGAGTAAATCGTGCGTATGATTTTGCTTCTCCTGAAGATGAGAAACAAAATATGATTATGCAGATACAGAGAGTTGTTGAGTATTTAGATACACTTCCTGTAACTGTTTTATCTTATGATAACATTGAAGCAGATGATACAATTGGTTATATATGTAGACAAGTTCTTACTGAATCTCAAATTACAGTTATGTCTACTGATAAAGATTTTCTTCAGTTAGCGAACGGTAGAATAAAAGTATGGAGTCCGACTAAAAAGAAAATGTATGATGAAGATTCTGTATTAGATGAATTTGGTATTTCATCTCATAACCTTATTTGGTATAGAGTATTAGATGGTGATAAATCAGATAACATACCTGGTGTAAGAGGTTTAGGGTTGAAAACAATCCAAAAAAAATTACCATTTTTGAGTGAGAACCGTATAGTTAATATAGATGAGGTTATTGCAGAATTACCAGAATCAAAAGATGTTATAGAATTGAATTATAAATTAATGCAATTATCAGACGTAGATATTTCAGGTTCTACAAAAACGAAAATAGTAGAAAGAGTTAATGAACCTATTAATAGGTTAATAAAATATAAGTTTCAAAAGATGTTTTTAGAAGATAAGTTATATACAGCACTTCCAAATCTTAATAGTTGGTTACTTACTAATTTTAACCAATTAAATCATTATGCAGAGAAAACGCATGAGTGAAACACTAACACAATTTGGAACATCATTTCAATCTAAGATTATAGCGTCTTTATTACGAGATGTAAAGTTTATTCAAACTATTAGTGATATATTAAATTCATCTATGTTTGATTCAGATTCAAATAAGTGGTTAGTTAAAACAATCAAAGATTATTACTATGAATATAAAAAACAACCAACACTTGAAGTTATAAAGTATAAAATAGATGAGATAGATAATGATGTACTTAAATCAGGTGTTGTAGATAAACTTAGGGATGTTTGGAAAAATATTGAAGCTACAGATTTAGAATTTGTACAAACTCAGACATTAGACTTTTGTAAAAATCAAACATTGAAAAGTGCTATTTTAGAATCTGTAGATTTATTAGAAAATCAGAATTACGATGGTATAAAGTCTATTATTGATGAAGCTATGAAAGCGGGAACAACACGAGATTTAGGTCACGATTATATTACTTCTTTAGAGTCAAGACTTGAAGAATCAGCTAGAACAACAACTCCAACTCCGTGGGATGTAATAAATGAAATTATGGACGGTGGTTTGGGAGTTGGTGAATTAGGTGTCATAGTAGCTCCAGCAGGTATAGGTAAATCTTGGACATTACAAGCTTTAGGTGCAGGGGCGTTAAAACAAAGTAAAACAGTTGTACATTATACTTTAGAGTTAAATGAAAATTATGTTGGTTTAAGATATGATTCTATTTTTAGTGGTGTAACAACTGCTAATATAAAGTATTATAAAGATGATGTTAAATCTAAAATATCAAAATTACCAGGTAAGTTATTGATTAAATACTTTCCTACAAAAGCTGCTGGTGTACAGACAATAGGATCACATTTAAAACAAATTGAGTTGAGTGGTGTGAAACCTGATGTTGTTTTAGTTGATTATGCAGATATATTGATGCCGACTGGTAACTTTAGAGAAAAAAGACATGCTATTGGTAATATCTATGAAGATTTAAGAGGATTAGCCGGTGAACTAGAAGTTCCTATATGGACAGCTTCTCAAGCTAATCGTTCAGCATTAGAAGAAGATGTAATTGGTGCTGATAAAGTGGCTGAAGATTATAGTAAAGTTATGACTTCAGATTTCGTAATGAGTATGAGTAGAAAAGTAGAAGATAAGATTGCTAATACAGGTAGGTTTCATATTATAAAAAATAGATTTGGTATAGATGGTGTTACATACCCATCAACTATAAATACTAACATAGGTGTAATTAAGATACACGAAGGTAGTAGTAAGTTCGGTAAGGAGACTCAAAGTAAGATGGATAATAGTCAAGAGTTTCTAAGAAAAGAGTTGGCAAATAAATATAAGGATATGGAAAAAAAGGTTGAAGGATTTGAGTAAATGATGTATATATATTATATTTATGTTTGTTGTAGGTTAAGTAATATCAAGACGGAGTGTTATTAAATGGAAAAATTTCAGTTATCAGAAAATTTTATAAATAAGTATAAAAGAAAAAGACCACCATTCGGTTTCAATGGTTTAGGTGAATTAGTGTATATGAGAACATATTCTCGTATAAAAGAAGATGGAAAAAATGAAAGATGGTGGGAAACAGTACAAAGGGTTGTAGAGGGAACTTATACTATGCAGATGAAGTGGATTAATCAATATCAACTTGGATGGAACCCTTGGCAAGCCCAACGTTCAGCTCAAGAGATGTATGATAGAATGTTTAATATGAAGTTCTTACCACCTGGTCGTGGATTATGGGCAATGGGTACTCCAATAACTGAAGAAAAGAAGTTATATGCTGCTCTTAACAATTGTGCATTCGTATCTACTTCTACACTTAAAGAAGATTACTCAAAACCATTTTGTTTTTTGATGGATGCAAGTATGTTAGGTGTAGGAGTTGGTTTTGATACAAAAGGTGCAGGTGAAATAGTAGTTAAGGGTGTAGATGAAAGTAGAGATAACCAAACTTTTGAAATACCAGACACTCGTGAGGGTTGGGTAGAATCACTTAAACTATTATTAGAGAGTTATTTTCATGGACAGGCACCAATTGAGTTTGACTATACAAAGATTAGACCAGCAGGAGTTCCAATTAAGGGATTCGGTGGAGTGAGTTCAGGTCCTGAACCATTAGAAGAAGTACATGGAGATATTAGAGAAGTATTAGAGAAGAATAGTGGAGAACCAATAACTGTAACAACGATTGTTGATATAATGAATTTGATTGGTAAATGTGTTGTAGCAGGTAATGTTAGAAGAACAGCTGAAATTGTATTTGGTGATCCACATTCAGAAGAATATTTAGATTTAAAGAATTATCAAGTCAATCAACATAGAGAACAATATGGTTGGACTTCAAACAATTCAATATTTGCGGAATTAGGTATGGATTATACTGATGTATGTAAAAGAATTGTAGACAACGGTGAACCCGGATTCGCGTGGTTAGAAAATATGAGACACTACTCAAGAATGAAAAATGGTGGTGATGATAAAGACCATAGAGTAGCTGGTGGTAATCCTTGTCTTGAACAATCACTTGAATCATATGAGTTGTGTTGTTTAGTGGAGACATTTCCAAATAATCACGATTCATTTGAGGATTACGCTCGTACATTAAAATATGCTTACTTGTACGCCAAAACAGTAACATTAGGTAAAACACATTGGCCTGATACTAATAGAGTAATGTTAAGAAATAGAAGAATTGGATGTAGTGTTAGTGGAGTTGCACAGTTCATTACTAATCACGGTTTAGGAGAATTAAAAGATTGGTTAGAAGATGGATATGATGTTATACAAGATTGGGATAAACAATATTCAGATTGGTTCGCTATACCTAAATCTATTAAAACTACTTCAGTTAAACCGAGTGGAACAGTTTCATTATTAGTAGGAGCAACACCAGGAATGCATTATCCAGAATCAAGATTTTATATTCGTAGAATGAGATTATCTAAACATTCAGAATTAATAGGACCGTTAAAGAAAGCAGGTTATAAATTAGAACCAGCCTTCGGTTCAGAAGATTCTACAATGGTTGTAGAAGTGCCAGTAGATGTAGGTGAGGGTATAAGAACAGCGGCTGAACTTTCGATTTGGGAACAATTCAGTTTAGCCGCTTTTCTTCAACGACATTGGGCAGATAATCAAGTCAGTTGTACAGCTACATTTGATCCAGAAACAGAAGCAGATGAATTATCACACGTATTAAATTATTTTCAATATAAATTAAAGGGTATATCATTATTACCAAGACATGACTATGGTGCTTACAAACAAATGCCTTATGAAGCTATTACAGAAAAAGAGTATAGTAAACAAGTTAAAAAACTTGGACATTTAAGTTTTGTAGGGGTTGAAGGTGAAGAGGCTGAAGTAGATAAGTTCTGCAACAACGAAAGTTGTGAAATTCCTGGAGAATTAATAAAAAGTGCTTGACTTGTATTGCTTTTTATTCGTATATTCATATATGACAGATAGGGATTTCCTAATCTAAATGTATCAAAACATCTATTACGATAGAAGAATAAATAAAATGCATATTTGGGATGATAAGTTTGGACATCAAACTTTTCGTTACAAAAAGTATGCCTATGTAAAAAATAGAGTTGGTAATTATGTTTCTTTGTACGGTGATAAATTAAAAAGAGTCTCTGATTGGGATAAAGATCAACCAGATTTATTTGAATCCGATGTTAATCCTGAGATAAGAGTATTAGTAGATAATTATACAGGTTCAGATGAAGTTTCTATCGGACATAAAGTGATGATATTTGACATTGAAGTTGAAGTTATAGATGGATTTCCTAATATTGAAAAAGCTGAAAATAAAATAACTTCAATAGCTTTTAATGATCCTATATTAGAAAAATATTTTTGTTATACATTAGACCCATCTAATATATTGGAACCTAGTAATAGTGGTGATACTATAGAATCATTTAAAGATGAATACGATTTATTAAATGCATTTTTTAAAAAGTATATGGAAATTCAACCCACTATTTTAACTGGTTGGAATGTAGAATTTTTTGATGTTCCTTATTTGTATAATAGAGCTTGTCAAATTGTAGGACAGAATGTTGCTAATTTGTTATCACCTATTAATATTGTTCAATGGAGTGATTTTCAGAATAGATATAAAATAGCAGGTGTAAGTATTTTAGATTATTTAGCTTTATATAAAAAGTATACATTTAGTCAACGACCATCATATAGATTAGATGCTATAGGTGAATATGAAGTTGGTGAAAAGAAAGTTGAGTATGAGGGAACACTCAATGATTTATATGAAAATGATTTAAATAAGTTTGTAGAGTATAACTTACAAGACGTAAAATTAGTTAAAAAGATAGATGATAAATTAGATTTTATTGAAATAGCGAGAGGGTTGGCTCATTTAGGTCACGTTCCATATGAAGATGTATTTATGAGTTCTCGTTATTTGGAAGGTTCTATTTTAGTTTATTTAAGAAAAAATAATATTATAGCTCCTAATAAACCCAAGAGAGATAAGAGTATTAAAATAGAAAAGTTTGCAGGTGCATATGTACAAGAACCACAATCAGGTAAACACGATTGGGTGTATGATTTAGATATTACATCAATGTATCCGTCTTGTATTATGTCGTTAAACATTTCACCTGAAACTAAACTTGGTAAGATAGAAGGTTGGAATCCTGAAGAGTTTTTGAAAAAAGATAACAAAAAAACATATTCACTTACTCAAGATGGAAATGTATTGAATAGATATACAGAAACAGAATTAAAACGTATGATGGATAATGAACAAATAGGAATTGCTACAAATGGTGTAATGTATCGTTCAGATAAAGACGGATTATTACCAGCGTTATTAAGAAAGTGGTTTGATGAAAGAGTTGAATACAGAAAGTTATCGAAGAAGTTTCACGAGGAAGGTGATAAAGAAAAATCTGAATATTTTGATAGAAGACAATATCTTCAAAAAGTTGTTTTAAATAGTTTATATGGTGTACTTGGACTTCCAGCATTTAGATTTTATGATTTAGATAATGCAGAGGCTGTAACATCTACTGGTCAATCTTTAATTAAGTTTACAAGAAAGATAGGTAATGTATTTTACAATAAAGAGTTAGAAGATACAAAAGACCATTGTATTTACATTGATACTGATTCAGTTTTTTATTCAGCGTTACCATTAGTTAAAAAAAGATTTCCTGATTTAGATGTTAAGAGTGAAGATAAAATGTCAAAAGCTATTTTAGAGATAGCAAGTGAAGTACAAGTATATTTAAATAAAGGTTATGATTATTTTGCTAAGAAGTTTTGTAACTTAGATAAACATAGATTTGATATTAAACAAGAAGTTATTGCTAAGAGTGGATTGTTTGTTACGAAGAAACGATATGGACTTAAAATTATTAATGACAACGGTAAAAAAGTCAATAAAATGATGATTAAAGGTTTAGATACAGTCCGTTCAAGTTTTCCTGTAGCTATGAGAGAAATGTTAAGTAAAGTATTAGAAGATATATTAATGGATGTTCCAAAAGAAAAGTTGGATGAGTTTATTATTAATTTTAAAGACAGTATGAAGCTTATGGATTTTAATAAAATAGCTATTCCAATTAGTGTAAAAGGGTTAAAAAAATATAAAAATGTTGATGGGGACATATTTAAATCACATAAATTAGGAACACCAGTACACGTAAAGAGTGCTCTATACTATAATGATTTTTTAAAGTATAATAAAATATCAAGACAATATTCTGGAATATCTAATGGTGATAAGATTAAATGGATATATTTAAAACAAAACCCTTTAGGATTAAATACTATAGCGTATAAAGGTTATGAAGACCCTATAGAAGTATTAGATTTTATTAGACAATATATAAATCCAGAGAAATTATATAAACAAGCTTTACATAAAAAGATAATGATGTTATATGAAGCTCTTGGTTGGGATGAACCAACAGACGCTTCTAAAACAATAGAAAGATTTTTTTGATTTTAAGAAAACAAACTAATATATATGTATATATAGTTACAATTAATAGGAGAAGTTATGAATAAACAAAGATTAGTACGCTTTATCAATAAATATTATTTGAATGGTATAGCTGACTCAGTAGTATTAAGAAGTGAGTCAAATGAACAAAAGTTAGGTACAAGATTCGTATCAAGTGACAAAACATTATTAGGTACAATTATAATGGATAAATGGAATTTTGAAGACGCGGATATAGGTATTTATACTACTGAACAGTTATTAAAGTTACTATCTGTATTAGATGAGGACATTGATGTTTCAGTAACAAAAGCGGGTGATAAAACGATTTCAATGAAAATATCAGATTCAGCGTCATCAGTTAATTATATGTTAAGTGATCCTTCAATTATAAATGAACCTCCACAACTACAAACTATTCCTAATTTTGAACTTAGTATAAATATGACACCTTCAGTTATCAATAAGTTTATATCTGGTAAGTCTGCGTTACAAGATACATCTACTTTTACTGTTATTACTAATGAATCATCTACAAAGTTAGTTATAGGATATTCTTCAGTAAATACTAATAGAGTTACGATACCAGTAGTCACTTCAGAGTTTAGTTCAATTGATAATGTTTCTTTTAATGCAGACTACTTTAGTAATATATTAGTTGCTAATAAAGAATGTGAAAGTGCATACTTACAAGTTAGTAGTGAAGGATTAGCTAAAATTAGTTTTAAAATAGATCATTACACCGCTACATATTGGTTAGTAGCTACAACTGAAGCAGATTAATGTCTAATTATTTATGGGTAGAAAAATATCGACCTTCCAGTCTTGACAATTACATTGGAAATGAACATCTAAAAAGTAAAGTCAAGATTTATTTGGAGAGTGGTGACTTACCACATCTTTTGTTCTTCGGGAAGGCTGGTACAGGTAAGACCACTCTCGCCAAATTACTTGTAAATAATATAGAATGTGATTATCTTTACATAAACGCATCTGATGAAAATAGTGTAGACACAGTTCGTAATAAAGTTAGACAATTTGCTTCAACTGTTGGTTTTAAAGACTTAAAGATTATTATATTAGATGAGTGTGATTACATTACACCAAACGCTCAAGCGGCACTTCGTAATCTAATGGAAACATTTAGTAAACATTGTAGATTTATATTAACTTGTAATTATGTAGAGAGAATTATTGACCCGATTCAAAGTAGATGTCAATCATTTCAGATTATTCCACCGTCTAAGAGTGAAGTTGCAAAACATTTACATGATATTTTAATAGAAGAAAATGTTACTGATACTATGGAAGATATAAAAGTTTTAGTAGATAGTGGTTATCCAGATATTCGTAGAGTTATCAATTCAGCTCAAAGAAATGTTGTTAACGGTAATCTTAAATTAGATACTTCAAGTATTATACAGAATGATTATAAATTAAAATTATTAAAGATTTTAGAAACACAAAATAAAAAAAATGCATTTAAAGAAATTAGACAGTTATTAGTAGACAACAAAATTACAGATTTCGCTGATTTATTTCGTTTGTTATATGATGAAGTAGATAATTATGGTAAAGGTCATGTTGCAGAATGTATTTTGATTATTGCAAGATATGAAGTGTCAGATAGTCAAGTAGTTGATAAGGAAATCAATGCTATGGCTATGGTTATAGAATTATTAGGAGTTATAAAATAAGGAGTTAAAATGTATTTTGAAGCAACAGTTGTATTCATTGAAGAAATTCAAACTAAAAACGGAGTAAAAGAAAAGAAAGTTCGTAGAGTTTATTTAGTAGAATGTGATTCAGTAAGTGTCGCAGAAACAAAGGTAAATGAATGGTTAAAAGATTCACCTTTTGTTTTTGAAACTATAATCGCAAAACAATCAAAAATAGTAGATGTGGTAGAATAATGGTAGAAAAATATTGGGGTGAAAAGAAATCACCAAAACCAAAAAGTACGTCACCAAATAGTGGCAAACCAGAAAAACATATATCAGTACACGAGAATAAAATTTATTATTACGCTGGTGTAAATAGAGATAGTGCATCCGAACTTAATAAAAAACTAGGAGAGTTAGAGTCTAGGAGTTTAACATTATCAAATAATTTAGATATAGAACCACCTACACTTAAATTGTTTATAAATTCAGGTGGTGGTTCAGTTGTAAGTGGTATATCATCTATGGATACAATACTAAGAACAAAAGTTCCAGTTCATACTTATGTAGATGGATTTTGTGCAAGTGCGGCTACTTTTCTTTCAGTAGTAGGTGAGAAGCGATTTATGAGTAGAAATTCTTATATGCTGATTCATCAATTATCCACAAATTTTTGGGGTAAATATTCTGAATTTGAAGATGAGAAACAGAATCTTGATTTAATGATGACTACAATTAAAAACGTTTATAAAGAATATACTCAAGTTCCAATGGAGAAACTTGATGAGATATTAAAACATGATTTGATGTGGGATGCTAAAACGTGTTTAAATTATGGATTAATAGATGAAATTATTTAGGAGTAAAAAATGAGTACAAAACCAATGAAACCATTACCGAATCCTCAATCTGCACAAGTGCAAGTTGATTTAAGAAAGGCAGAAACAATTAAATGTAGTGATTGTAATAACTATTTATATATAACTTCATTTATTTTAAAAAAACTGTCAGCTATTGTATCACCTACTGGTCAAGAAACACTTATTCCTGTACAAGTTTATAGTTGTGGGAATTGTGGTAAAGTTGCAGAAGGTATGTTAGAAGGTAGTGGATTAAATGTCAAAGAAAAAAGCTAGTAAAAGTGATAAACCGAAAAAAGAAAAACCTATGTTTCATAAAGAATCTTCAGCCGGTAAAGGTGATTTACCGAGAAGAGGTATTAGTATAGATGAGTGGGACAAGAAGTGGGAAAAAATCTTTGGTAAAAAGAAAAAGCCTATTCGATCACATAAATCAAATAACAGCAGTTCAAAGCCCTAGTTATTGGGAAGATATATCAGTCGAAGATAAGAAGTCTTGGTCTAATTATATGACTCATAGATTTTTGTCTATGAAGATGGAGTGGGTTAGTTTAGTAAACGAATTACAAAAATATAATTTGCAACCAAAAGAATTGTACAAATTATATACCAACGTATTACCAAAGGGTAAACAATGGTTAAAATATACAAAAAGGAGAAATCAAATGGAACATCCAAGTTGGTTAATCAATATAGTAGCAAATCACGAACAAGTCAGTAAAAAAGAAGCATATGATATGGTTGAAATGTATATGCTTACTGAAGGTGGTATGTTAGAGTTAGGACAACTTGCACAAAAGTGGGGAGTTGAACCTAAAAAGATTGAGGATGCGGGTTTAAACGTTCTTGGTACTGTAGGCGGTTACACAGCAGGAAATGAATAAAACGCTTGACTTGTATACGATTTTATTCGTATATTCAATTATGTAAATTAGGAATAATATATGAAAGTTATAAAAGATACTAAGAATTTGTCCAAAGTAGCTAAGGTTGAATCGGTTATAGAACAAATGGAACTTGAATGGCCAGAGATGACTAAAGAGTTCAAAAGATTACAAAAAGAACAATATGAGTTGTTTTTACATAAACAACACGATTACGGTCCAGGTAACATAAGTGTTGGAACACAATTACAAACACCTGATGAGATACATTTATCACTTACGGGTTTATGGTTCAGAATGAACGATAAGATACAACGGTTAAAGAATTTATTGATGAGTGGTCGTGAGAATGCAGTAGAAGGTGAACCTATGGAAGATGCATTTCTTGATGTATCTAATTATGGAATTATGGCCACTATTGTAAAGAATGGTAAATGGGGTAAATAATGAATCAAAAATTTGGAGATTTATTTCAAAAGTTTCTTATCATATTTTTCATATGGACTTGTATAGCATTTATATTTGAAATAGGATACTGATGAAGTTTCCACTATTACAATTATATCAAATGAATAAAACTCAACCATTAGTTAAAGTAGGTGATTCAGATGAATGGGTACAATGGTTGTCTTGTAACTTAGATGGTTATCCACCTGAAAGAGAACCTGGTACGATGACCGACCACGGCAAGATACCTAAAGGACAATGGGATAATTTACCTGAAGTGTTTATTGATACTGATGGAACAGAACATCGTATTGAAGATATACATATGGTGAAACCAAAATGGTAAAAAGATTTAATGAACTATCTACTGAACATTGGGGTGTTAAGGTTGGTGATAGATTTAAAACAATAAAACAACACCACGAAGTTAATGGAGATTTAAAAGAGGGTACTGAATTAATATTGGATAGTATTGCACATTTTCCTACATTATATAAATTAAAAGATAGTGATGGTAAGATATGGACACTACCAGTACATTCAGTTGAAAAGATATGAAACGAATAAGTTATAGTCAATATAATCAATGGGTTACTTGTCCATATAAGTGGAAATTAAATTACATTGATGATTTAGGTAAATATACTGATAGTATTCATACTTTGTTTGGTACAAGTATGCACGAAGTATTACAAACTTATCTTACTGTAATGTATAATGATACTATTAAGATGGCAGATGCATTACCATTAGATGAAATGTTATTACATAGAATGAAAGAAAATTATGTTAAAATTATGAAAAATAATGGTGGTGAAGTTTTTTGTGAACAAGAAGATATGGAAGAATTTTATTCACATGGATTGACTATTTTAGAATGGTTTAAAAAGAAACGAAATATGTATTTCAGTAAAAAGAATTACGAATTAGTTGGTATTGAAGTTCCTATCGAATATGAATTACCGAATAAGATTAAATTTATTGGTTATATGGATGTAGTATTACATGACACGTTTAGAGACAGATATAAAATCATAGATATTAAAACTTCTACAATGGGTTGGAATAAATGGGCTAAAGCTGACAAGAATAAAACAGACCAGTTGTTATTATATAAACAATTTTATGGTAAACAGCATGATATACCTTTAGATAAAATAGATGTAGAATATTTTATAGTTAAAAGAAAATTATATGAAAAGGTAGAGTTTCCTCAAAGAAGAGTACAAACATTTACACCAGCAAATGGAACTCCAAGTATTAATAAAGTAATGAATAATTTGAACAAGTTTATTAATGAATCATTTATCGATGGAGAATATAATCTTCT